TGCGAACCAAACATACCGAGCGGATCGCTGAACCCGAAGCTGTAACGCTCACGAGCCTTGTAGCGAACGTTGCCAGTATCGAAATCCCCGTCCATTTTTGTATCGAGCGGGATACGAATAAAGTGCTTCATGCCGTTCGGTACATCAGTGGTCAGGAACCAAGCATTCGTGTCGGTCAAGAAGTGGTTAATTGCGTAACCTTCTGGAATCGACCCGTTGTTCTTCAGTGCGTTTACGTCGTTGTCGTTGGTACCAACACGGAGATTGGTTTCCAGCAGACGAGTTGCAACGAACTGCAATGACGGTGGAATGATCAGCTTACGTGGACGTGCAGCAATCAGCAGGCTACGTTCGTCAGTCCAAGCAGCGATCTGAATCACAGCGTTTTCCAACGAAGTTTCGTTCAGGTCAGCAGGTGTCGAAGGGATGTTCGAGTTAGTGCCGCCAGAAACGAGTGGGTGCGCGTTCGAGAACAGAGCCTGACCGTCACCGCCCGGATAGGACGACGAAAAGCCGTTGTTCAGGACCGATGCTGCTTTGACCTGCTTGGTGTATGACATCGAACGAGCCAGCGCCTTGGTATAACGAGCCGACAGGCTGTCATACAGGTTATCTTCAATCGCTTCTTCAGTGATCGAGAAACCTTGTGCGATGGTCTCGTGGTTGTATCGAGCAGTCCAAGCTTCCTGACCGTTGTCGTACGCGATTGCAGAACCTTCGTTCTTAACCGGTGCGGCAGAGAAGCCAGACAGTTTGGTTTCTTCTTCGAAGGAACGCTCGGAAGTCTCGGTTTCGTAGATTTCCTTGTGCTCTTCGCCGTAGCGAGCATACTCCAGACCGAACAATGCGTTCAAGCCGGGGAGCAGCTCTTTCAGTAGTTGTGCGCGTGAAATAGCCATTATTCAGCTCCTTATACGTTGGCAGTGCCGGTCGGGTTGTAATACGAATGACCGCCGTTATACGCCACGACGTTAGGAGCACCTTCCGTCAGAGTGATATACGGCATGTTCCACTTAACGATAACTTCACTGTAGTTACCGCTTGCATCGACGCTTTCTTCGATCAGACCGACGACACGCAATGGCAGCGTAAACGCTGTATTCGAGCCGGAATCGTAAGCACCAATGTTCGAGTTACCCGAAATAGTGGTGTTAGTCGAAGGCTGCGAAATTGCCATGTTGTTACCCAGAATGGTGTTATCAATCGGGGTGATGGTGGTCGAAGTTGCCCCACCGGTTACCGCGACTTGGAACAGTGCATCAGGATCGTCAACGACGTAAGCCACGATGTCAGAAGCAACAACTGAACCGGGATACGAGTTGGCAAACAGTTTCTGGCCTGTGGACGGGTTGGTATAAGACACACCAACAAACACGCCGATAACACCAGTCGCGGAGACAGTCGTAGTGCCAGTCTCTTTGACGATGAAGCCAGACGATAGGCGAACGATGTCGCCGTTGTTAATAGCACCAGCAGTATTGCTGGCAATCGGGAGTTCACGAGTCTGACCCGCGAACACCTGACCGCCGATCAAATTGATCGGTTTTAGCCCGTAGGGGGCATTTACAGTCGGATAAGCCATGTTAGCTCCTAGTTAATAAAAGGCTATTTGTTTCCTGTACCAAAGGTCGTCGTAGACTTCCGTTCATTGAACAGCGGCATACGAGCATCGCTCTGGCGCATCAACGTGTTGTCAACTGACTCAACCTGCTGCTCTGATTTGACACCGTAGAACTGATTACGAGCTTGAATCTTCTCTATAGGCATCTTGCACAGCATCAGACCGCCGATCTCAACGTTTCCTGCCGAGTTAGCCGGTAGCATTAGTTCTGGATGATCCGCTGCTTTTACAGGCTCCCAGCCTTCACGAATCCGTGTGGATACGTTGGCTGAGTACGGCTGTCCATTAATTGCGGTTGCAATCCAACGGTAGCCATAGCCCGGTTCAGGGGTTGGGTCAGGCAGAGTGCTAGGCGGCTGATAAACGTATCGAGCGCTTTTTTCGCGTGTTTCAACATCACGGGGGGTGCGGGGATTAACCATTTGATGCCTCCAGTTTCAAAACTTCCTTTGCATATTGTTGATTGGTAAGACCGAGCCTACGAGCAAACGCTTCTTGCGTTTTCGTTAACCTGATCTTTTTTGCTCCGGACGAGCGTGTGCCGGGCGCTACAACCGTTGCAGGGGGTTTTTTAGTGGAAGTCTCGCGTGGCGTCTCACGCTTTTCTTCCCCGTAGTGTTCGGGGAACTTCTCACGAAGGCGAGCGTCGATCCGCTCGAAGTATTCATCGGTGCGGGCGTATTCCGGCCCGTTTTGGTTGACAAGCCGGGTGTGCATCCCGATTGCCAAAGCAGTCATATCCTCAAACCCCTCTGCACCGAACCACTGGTTTTTTGCCTGCCAGCGCAGGGTCTTCTCGTCGAGCTGTGGAGTTTGTTGCTGCTGCGGTTGAATATATACCTGTTCATTTTCAACTTGTAAAGGGGGTGGCCTAAAATTTTCTGCCTGCATCACCCGCAGCTTGGCGTCCTGTAGTGCTTCCTGCGCGGCAAGCATGGCATCGGAATCATAGGACTCTGCCGCCTCCTTATAGCGACGGCGGGCCATTTCAAGCTCGGCTTCCGCTTTCTCTTTCAGGACGGTGGCGTAGGTCTGCTCTCCGCTTGACACGTAGGACTTCAAGCGATTGTTTTCCTCCAGCAACTGCTGGACGGCACGGGCAGCTTCCTCGCGCTCGCGCAGAGCGGCTTCCTTGGCTCTACGCTCGTCATGACGGGCATGCGCCAGCTCCTTGATGCGTTTCTGCACCTTCTCGCTGTACTGCTCTACCTCGTCGTCGGACGGGTCTTCTACCTCTTTGTCTAACGGCTTACGGCCTCTGTCAGCGACAGGGGTATCGTCCTCGACCTCAATCTCTATCTCACCTTCGGACTCAAGATCGATCTCAATGTCCTCGGCCTTGATGTCATCCTTCTTCTCAATTTCGTCAGGGAACTTGAAGTCTTCGCCTTTGAATTCAGCCATGTCCTTCTCCTTATGCAGCGCGTGTATAACCACGCGGGTCTTCCACGGTACCCTCCACCTGATCTTCATTGATCATGCGGAACTCTCTACCGTGAATCTGGAAACGCGTGCCGGAGTAAGCCCTTACCAGCACGAAATCGCCCTCTTTACACCAAGGCCCTGACGGATACCGCTCTTTATCTTTGTATGCGTCAGGACCCAACGCAACAACAAACAGTACTGTCGTCGTTTGCTCTTCGATACGCTGTGATACAGAGGCTTTAATAAGCATCGAATCGTCAAACGTATCTGCGGCAGGCGGTACAGCGCACAGCACCTTGAAACCTGAAGGCTTCGGTAGCTGTTTTGCCTTTAAGTCGTCGCCTGCAGAATCGACAGTTTCCTCTTCTAGTTGTTGCTCCGTGTTAATTAAGTCTTTCAAATAACGCGGGAGTATCAGTTCACTCATCGGATTTCTCCACTTTGTCAGCAAGGTCGAGTAAATGGCGCTCTGCAAGGGCTAGACCTTGAATTACCCCACAGAGCTTTTGGTACTGCGAAAAGTCGGCACAGGCACCGCCTGCGAGATCATCAGCGTAGTTATTCATGTCCCTGCGGATCATGTCCCGCAGGGTCTCCACGAAACTACGTGGGTTCATATCCTTCATTCACTCTCCCTATTATTGCGGGCACGATTAGCCCGTTTATCGGCAATGTCCGCACCGATGCGAACACCTTCACGCTCGTTATCAACAAGCATCCGCTCGTAGTCCTGCGATGCTTTTGCCGCTGTCTGTACGCCTTTTAACAACATGTCTGCTTGCAGCCGTTCCTTGTCTAGCTGCAGTCTTTCTTCTGCGATACGCGCATCCATGTCTTGCTTCTCTTTCTTCAGCGCCAGCTCCTGCTGCTGCATCTGGATAACTGGGTCTTGTGCTGCCTGTTGTGCAGCGGCTTGCGCCTGCTGTTGTGCCACTTGGCTCTGGCTGTTCTGCAACACGATTGGTGCTGCTTGTGCCACGAGACGTGATAGCTGAATTTCGACGGCTGGTGCCATCTTCTCGTCAGGTTTCGGCAGATCAGCACCCAACGCTTGCTCGATCTTCTGGCGGTATGCAAACGCGATGTGCTCCATGATGTGCGCCTGCATCGCCTGTTGAATCATCGGAGCCTGTGGGTTCTGCCCTGCAAGCTGCTGAATCAACGGGTCCTGTATAGCCGCCATGTGCACGCGGATATGCGCTTCGTGATCCTGATACAAGAACGCCTTGACCGGCTTCAAATTGATCACGTTCATGTTCTCGGACACAGGGTCTTGTGGCGTGCGGTCGTCGTCAGTCGGCACCAACTTGGCTGCGTTCTTGATACCCAACACCTCCAACATCTGTCGGTGTAGCGCGGGCTGGTCATATAACTGCGGCGCTTGCTGCGCCAACTGAAGGGCTGCTTGATACTGTACGACGCGCTGCGACATTGTCGCTGCGTTAGGATCAGACACCGGAATGATGTCTACATGGGAGTAGTCAGACTTCTTCGCCTTCGGTGCTGCTGGGTTTGTATCAGGCTCGTAGTTGTAATCATCATCTGTGTAGTCACGAATGATGCCTGCTAACAGTTTGAGTTCTTGCTTGAACGAATAGTGCACACGCGCCTGCACGGCGCTCATTACTTTGAGTGTTCGTTCGAGAATCGCAAGCGTCGTTCCAACCGGAGCATTAGCTGACATATCGGACACTTGGATGTCGGCTGTCGCTGCGAACCGGCGACCCTCTTCAACAATTGTCCCGAGAAGTTGATAGAGAGTTGCTGACGGTTCTTTATAAGGTAGCGGCAATATGTTGTCACGAATACCTCCTGAACCAAGATCAACGTCACGCCATTCACCCGGCGCAATCGGTGTGTCATCACCTTTAATACGCAGGCCACGGCTCTTCAGACCACCCGGCAGGTTAGATAGCGTGCCCGCATCAACCAACTGCCTCATCAAACTGGTAGCACTACGTGCGTAGCCACCAATCAGATGGAACAAACCGAAGCCATACGCACCGAAGCCGGGGATGTATTGGTAGTGCACGAAGTGCTGGCGCTTCAACTTCAGCGGATCGTCTTCTTTCCAGTTACGACGAATCGCCAGAATGTCGTTTGTGCCACGTAGCATTGTTACTACGTATGGCAGTGCTATACCTGTCGCATGCCCATCTTCATCTTTATCTTCGAACCCCGGCAAGTCGAGGTCGATGTGGCACTCATACAACTCATACCGATCATCGTAGCTCGCAGAGAACCCTGTCTCTTTATCTTTGCGCTCCTGAATCTCTGACTTGAACTTGACCGGCTCGCTTAACTCAATATCAGCATAGAAGCCCGCTTGCTGCAGCTTGATGATCTCGTTCTCTGTCTTACGCATGCGATGTGTCACGCGCTGACAGCTCGACAACTCTGTTGTGCCGTAAGGAATGATGATGTCCTCTGCTGGCACGAACATAGAAATCTGTCTCTCTATATTCGGATCGTAATAAACTTTCTTGAACGCGCTGCCGGTGGCAGGCAATGACCACAACATGCGCTCATGCTCTGGGCGGAACTCCACCATGACTTCAGTCAGCTGGTAGTTCATATCCTCTTCGACTCGATCCGCCGCTTCTTTCTTCATCGGCGTCTCTTTGCCGATGATCTTGGTTCTCACAGGACCAGAAGCAGGGAAAGTCTCGGTGATTGTCTCTGCTTGGAACCGCACCACGGCTTCGGTGATCATCGGATGAAATACACCACAGGCTCCATTCCACGGCTCTGTCCTCTCCTCATACTTCAGACCCAACAGCGTCAAGCCTTCTTTGTATGTGTCTTCCCAGTCCTTGCGTGCCGCTAGGTCGTTATTGATGTCGTCCTGTAGATCACTTGCCAGCGTCTCCAACACATCGCTTGGCAACTCTTCAACCAAGTTGGCGTTGAAGTCTTCGACATCTTCGCCTTTCTCGATATCGATCTCAAAGCCCGGACCTTCAATGTGCACGGCCTCTGGATCAACGATCTCAATCTCGATGCCTTCATCATCGTCTTCTCCAGCAGGCAAGCCTTGTGGAGCTTGATACAACGCCTTGTCGATTGCCATAACGACTCCTTAATAATAAGCAAACTGCCTGCGGCGAAATAGCGTAGGCTCGTCTTCTGCATCAGTTGGTAATGGAATGAATCCGCCCTGCCGGTATCGCAGGAGCGCCTGTGTGGTGGTATCGACGTAGTCATCATGCTCGCCGACCGGGAACGCCGCTACTTCTTCAATGACTTCTCGCGCCCAACGTGTGTCGGGTGCCCACACCTTACCCGAGGCAAACAGATCAGACACCGCGTTCATACGGGCGATCTTGTCGTTACCCCGTGACGGTGTGAACTCCTGCACCGGTATACCCATCCTGCGCAGTTCTTGAATCAGCGGCGAACCTGCCGCCTTCTTTTCAACAATGAACGCATCCGGGTCCCACTCTTTATAGTGCTTGTGTGCGGTCTCTTTCAGTTCAGGAAACGCCATCCTGTCCTTGAACGCATCGAGCAATATCAGGTGTGGACTGCTGCCGTCCTCGTCGTTGTACCAGACACCCC